CACAATCACTGCGACAACTACTGGTTCTGCTGTTGATTTGCTTCAATACACAAACGAAGTGGCAGTTATTCTTAATTGTTCTGCTGGCGGTGCTGGTGCAACTTGCAATGTCAAGTTGACTCACAGCGACACCTCTGGTGGTTCTTACACAGATGTAACTGGTGCAACATTTACTGAAGTTGGAAACACAGCCAGCGTTCAGAAATTGAGCGTTAATAAAAATGAAATGAAGCGTTTTGTCAAAGCAGTTTGCACTGTTGCTGGCACAGCGTCTTACAAAATTGGTGTCGAGTTGATTGGTGAGTATCAATACGTCAGCTAAACATGAATTTATTTTTCATTCGTAATACGATGACAACCCAAGGCAAAGCCCGAATGGGCGATGTCTTGGAATTGCCTGATTTAGAAGGCAAGAGTCTTATTCAAATGGAGAGATGCGTTTTGCATACTTTTGAAACTCCACTGGTGAATAAGAGTCTTGGTTTAGAAATATCGGATGCCATGCCAATAATTAAGCGTGGAAGGCCAAAAAAGAATGTTTGAGTCTGCTGCTGATCGCTTGATGTACTTGAAAGACTTTGGGATTGATGTGAAATACACAATCCAGAATGGAGTCCCAAAGACTATTCGAGGAATCTTTGACAATCAGTTCATCGATGTCGAGACTGGTGGGGATGTGGGCTTTGCTATTCAGCAACCCAGACTCATGGTTCGCACCTCGGATGTGGAGTCATGCACTGAGGGTGATGCCTTCCTGATTGCCAGAGTTAGTTATAAGTCCAGAATTGTTCAGGACGATGGGACTGGCATGACAATGATAGTTTTGGAGAAACAATAATGAGCCATGTTCGGCAGCAAATCAGGGATGCGGTAGTCACTGCTTTGACTGGTCTGACAACGACTGGCACTCGGGTTTTCAAGTCTCGGGTTTATCCATTTGAGTCTGGCAAACTGCCAGCACTCATTGTTTATACAAAGTCAGAGACATCGACAAATGAAACAATGACCAGACCCAGAACTCAGTTGAGAGTTTTAGAGGTGATGGTTGAGTGTTATGTCATGGCAAACACTAATTTTGACAATACGATTGACACCATTGCGGTTGAGGTAGAGGAAGCCCTCTATCAGAATATCACGCTTGGTGGCAAAGCAAAGGACATCAACACAGTCGCTTTTGAATCTGATTATTCAGGGGATGGAGAACAAGTGGTGGGTGTTGGGCGTTTCACTGTTGAGGTAACTTACTCGACAAGAGAAAATGATGTTGAATCTGCTGCTTAATGTGGCAAAATTGTAAAACTTGAAAGGGGCTTAATTATGGCTACTCATACTGGTTCAGAAGGTACACTCAAAGTTGGTGCAAACACCATTGGCGAGATTCGCAGTTTCTCGATTTCCGAGTCTGCTGACACATTAGAGGACACATCGATGGGCGATGCGGCTCGCACCTACAAATCCTCACTGACAACCTTTACTGGTTCAGTTGACGTTTTCTGGGATGAGGCTGACGCTGGCCAAATGGCCATGACTGTCGGTGCAAGCGTTACATTCTCGGCTTATCCCGAAGGTGCAACGGCTGGCGATAAATATTACACAGGCTCGGCAATCGTGACTGGTCTGACAATCAATTCATCTTTTGATGGCATGGTTGAGGCTTCAATCACATTGCAAGGCACTGGTGCATTGACTCTCAGCACAGCAGCTTGATGAGCGCGATTGATCGGGCAAAAGCCCATTTCAAGTCACTCCAGATCAAGGCAATTGAAGTGCCTGAATGGGGTGACGAGAATGGCCCTCTGATCGTTTATGTTGAGCCTTTCACACTGAAAGACAAAGCAAGACTTCAGGCGGTGACTCGATTGGGCAATTCTGAGGCTGACACTCTGGTTGAGTTGTTGGTGATGAAGTGCCTTGATAAAGAGGGTGGAAAGATTTTCACCATCGAGGACAAGCCAGTTTTGCGAAACATGGTCGATGCCTCAATTTTGGAAAGAGTTTCAACAGAAATCATGCGAGTTGATTTCAAGGAACTCGAAAAAAACTAAGGGAGACTCCTGAGCGACAGTTCATGTTTTATCTTGCTGAGAAGTTACACAAAACAGTTGGCGAGATCGAGGAAATGTCTGTTGAGGAGTTCCTAGAATGGCAAGTTTGGATTAAGTTTCAGTCGGAGAGAAGCAATGGCAAGTAAAGATGTAAGCATTGACATTGTTGCTCAGGACAGGACTGGCGCGGCTTTCAAATCAGTCAAAGGCGGTCTTACTGATCTAAGCACCAGTGTTGGTGCGGTGACAGGCAAGATCGCTGGTCTGACTGCTGTCTTGGCGGCCATTGGAAGCGCGGCTCAGATCAAGGGCTTGATCGACAGTGCTGACAACATGAATAAACTGTCTCAAAAGACAGGCATTGCAGTCAGCGAGTTATCGTCACTCTCAAACACGGCTGATCTTGCTGGTGTATCAAACGAGCAACTTGGCTCGGCTCTTATCAAACTAAACAAGAGCATTGCAGAGGCGGCCTCTGGCACTAAAGAACAATCTCAAGCATTTAAGAATCTAGGCATCAACGTCAAGGATGCGAATGGCAATATTAGGCCAACTGCTGACATTCTTGGCGATGTGGCGGGAGCATTTGAGGGCGCGGCTGATGGGGCTACAAAGACCCAATATGCAATGGCTTTGTTTGGCAAGGCTGGTGCTGATCTGATTCCTTTTCTGAATACTGGAAAACAGGGAATCAAAGAGTTTGGTGCAAGTTTTGGTGATGAGTTTGCTCAGAATGCTGAGAAGTTTAACGATAACATTACAAAACTCAATCAGCAATTTAAGGCTGTTTTAGTTGATGGCATTAACCCGATGCTTGAGGGAATGTCCAAACTAATTATTGAGTTTCAATCAGGCACTAAGCATTCAGGCAGTTTCATGGAGGCGATTGTCAATCTTGGCACAATCAATCCATTTAACACCACTGCTGAAAATTTAAAGTCGGTCAGAGAGCAACTTGAGGCCAACAACAATCTCATTGAGATTTACAAAAAGAAAAATGCAGACACATTTGCTCTGGATCAGACAAATAAGAGACTAGAGGCTCGGCTTAAATATCTGCAAGACATCCAAAAGGCTGAGGGTGTCGGTGTTGCAAAGCCAGAAGATATTAGTGGGATGGACAGGCGATTGCTTGGCCTAAAAAGTCCTGCTGGTAAAAAAGCATTGCAGCCACTGATTACAGCAGACGCAAAGAAAGAGGACAACGAATTAGAAAAGTCTCTTTTAAAGATTCGAGATTCTTATCTGTCTGTCATCGATCAGGTCACAAAACTCACCGATGGCGAGGACGCTCTCAAGGTTGCTCAGTTTGCTAGATTGGGTGCAACTGACGAGCAAATTAAGGCTTATGAGACTTATCTTGCTTTGATTAGAAACATCACCGAGGCCGATAAAGAAAAACTCGACAATGATCTAAAGCAACAAAAATATGATGAGCAAATAACCAAGGATGCTAAAGATCAAGCGGATGCTGTCAGGAAAATCTTTGAGGACACTCGAACACCTCTTGAAAACTACATCGAGAGAATCCAAAATCTGCAAATGGTTCTTGGTAAAGGCTTAATTGATCCTGACACTTTTAGTCGTTCTGTTGGTTTGGCAAGTGAGGAATTAAAAAAATTCACAGAAAAAGGCAAATCAGATATTGATCTTTTGATTGAAGCCATCAATGGCTTTGGCAACGAGTTCACCAGCACTTTGACTGAAGCCTTTATGACTGGCAAATTAAACTTCACTGACATGGTGAACTCGATCCAGCGCGACATTCTCAGGATGCTGATTAAAAAGAATATCAGCGACCCTGCTGTTAGTTTCTTGGGTGATTTTTTCAAAGGCTTTGGTGCAAGGGCATTGGGTGGCCCTGTTTCATCCAATACACCTTACATGGTCGGTGAGCGTGGCCCTGAACTCTTTGTGCCTAATGGCTCTGGGAATATCGTGCCAAACAACAAACTTGGTGGCGGTGGCGTGACTGTTGTTCAAAACATCAACATTGACTCTCGGACTGATAGATCATCGATCATGGCTGCAATGAATCAGGCTAAAGAACAAGCCAAAGCGGAAATTTACAGATCAATGAAATCTGGTGGAGCGTTTGCATGACAACCTTTGCTTGGCCTAGTGTCAAAACACCTCAATCTGCTCTTTGGGAGTTGAGGTCAAACACACAGATTTTCACCTCACCTCTGAGCCAGCAGTCTCAAACAGTCGAGTTGGCTGGTGCGAAATGGTATTGCTCAGTCGCTTGGAACAACCTTTCAAGGGCTGAGGTCGCACCGATTCAGGCTTTGTTTTACAAAATGCGCGGTATGGCAAACACAGTCTATTTGCCAAGATTCGGTGAGACTGCTCCAATCGGCACTGTGACTGGCTCGATCACAGTTTCAAGTTCAACTGGCTCAACTGTAACTTTGTCATCATCGAGCCTTTCAATTGGGGACTTTATTCAGTTTGCCAATTACGAGGTCAAGATGATTGTTGGCAAGGCTTCAAGTGTTTACACAATCGAGCCACCTTTCAGAACTCAGCCAACTGCATCGACTTCTGTGACTTACAACAACCCTTCAGCAATCATGCGACTTGATGGCACATCGGTTGCAATCAACAAGTCTCTGGAAGGCGTTTATTCGGTCTCTGCTGGCTTTTTGGAGGCGATATGACCCGAAGCCTTGCCAGTGCCATCACATCGGCTCTGACAGACGACAATCTGACAGTTTGCTTTTTAGTCGATCTTGACTTTTCATCTGGCCATATTTACTACACAAATGGTGGCAAGTCGATTGTCTATGGTGGCAACACTTATTTGGCGGTCGGTGGGCTTGGTGGAATCGACACAATCTCTGAAACATCCAATCTTGAGGCTAAAGGGTTAACCCTGACACTCTCTGGAATTGACTCAAACCACATTGCAATTGCTTTGGGCGAGAATTATCAGGGAAGGGCGGCAAAGATTTATTTTGCTTTGCTCGATGCCAATCACGATCTGGTCGCTGCGGCTTTAATGTTTACTGGTCGCATGGATGTGATGTCAATCAGTCTTGGCCAGACAGCCACCATCTCACTTTCTATCGAGCATCAAATGATTGATGCCAACAGGCCAAAGATCAAACGCTTCACTTATGAGGAGCAACAAGTCAGGGATGCCACAGACGAGGGTCTGCAATATGTGGTGGCCATCGAGAATCTCGATATAAATTGGGGTCGCACTGATCCAACTGGTGCAAATGCTGGTGGTGGTGGAAACCCCAATTCTGGTGGATTTATTACAGAAGTTCCATGAGAAAAGACAACTGGCCTAGATTGCTTGAGGACTACATTGTTCAAAAGAAGGATTTGCCTTTTGAATGGGGAACAAACGACTGTTGGCAGTTTTCGATTAAGGCAGTCAAAGAGATTTCAGACAAAGACTTGACCAGTCTTTTTGAATATGAGACACCCAGAAGGGCTGCTGAGTTAATGAGTGAGCATGGTGGAATGATAAGCGCGGCTGACAAATACTTTGGTCAATCCAAGTCAGTTCTGCTGGCTCAAAGGGGCGATGTGGTCTGTTTAATGAATGAGGGGCGAGAATTGCTTGGTGTTTGTGTTGGCGAATTGTCGGCTTTTGTGGCCGAGTCTGGCATCATCATGCAACCGACTCTCAATTGTGAAAAGGCTTGGAGCATATAAATGGCTGAACTGGTAGTCTATTTGGCTGGTGAGTTTCTTGCAGAACAGGCAATTGCTTATTTTGCAATCGGCAAAGAAGCCATCTTTTTAAGGGCGGCTATTCGGGCTGGCTCTTTTGTTCTGACCACAAAGGCGGCTCAGAGCATGGGTCTGATTGGTGGAAGCACTGCCAATGAACTCAAGGGTCAGACAATCAATGTCAGGTCATCCACAGCCCCAAGGCAACTGATTTATGGCCAAAGCCTAGTCGGTGGTGTGATGTTCTATGCGGCCACCACAGGCTCAACAAACGAATATCTGCACACAGTCTTTGGATTGGCAGACCACCAGATTCAATCGGTTGAGAAGGTTTATTTTGGTGACGAGGATGTTGGCATTGTTTCTGGAAGTGTCTCAAGTGGTCGCTATTCTGGCAAAGCAAGAATTCAAAACTCATTGACTGGTGGCACTGCTTATGCTGATCTGGTGACTGAGACTGCGGCTCTGACAAACAAATGGACATCGAGCCACAAGTTGACTGGCATTTCCTCGGTTTATGTGAGGATGCAATACGACACATCCATCTTTACCAGCATTCCAACAGTCAGGGCTTTGGTCAAGGGCAAATTAGTCTATGACCCTAGATCGACAACAACGGCTTGGTCTGATAACCCTGCCCTTTGTATCCGCGATTACATAATGAGCGAATATGGGATGCGGGTCACATCCGATGAGATCGACTCTGCGTCATTTATTGCTGCGGCAAATATCTGTGATGAGACTGTCACTGTAAAAACTGCTGTCACTCAGAAACGCTACACCTTAAATGGCGTGGTTGACACCTCAAAGAGTCCTCGGGAAATCTTGCAAGATATGCTTTCCACTTGCGCTGGAATGTTGATCTATTCCTCTGGCAAATATAAGTTGATTGTTGGTGCGTTCTCAAGTCCTGTTCAGACAATCACAGTGGATGATTTGAGAGGCGATGTTCAACTCTCTTGCGCTAATGAAAAAGCCAATCTATTTAATCGAGTGGCTGGTGTGTTTGCGGATGCTGACAAACTTTATTCAGCGACTGAATATCCTGCGATTGCTTCATCTACTTTCAAGACCCAAGATGGCAACGAGGAATTGTCTGCTCAACTCGATCTGAATTTCACGACTAATTATCTTGAGGCTCAAAGGCTTGCAAAGATTAACCTCTTGAAGTCGCGTCAAGGAATTGTTGTCAGCATTTCATGCAAGCCAACTTGTCTTAATATTACTGCTGGCGATGTGGTGGCTTTGACCATTGCTCAACTGGGATGGTCTGGCAAATATTTCAGGGTCATGGAGTGGAAACTGAATGAGGACATTGGAGTTGATCTAGTTCTTAAAGAGGAAGACTCGACTGCTTATGACTGGTCAACCTCAGACGCTCAGGACAATGCTCCAAACACCAGTCTGACGCTCATTCAACCACAAGCTGCACCAAGTGGATTGACTGCTACAAATCAAAATCTAAGCCTTCCAGATGGGACAATATTGCCTGGAGTCAGGATCACATGGACTGCTGTTTCATCGGCTTATGTGACAGGCTATGAGTTGCAATTTAAACTCAGCACTGACACTATTTGGCAGTCTGTTTTTACATCTCAAACTGTTTATGACATTGCTGGCCAGCAACAAGTTGCACTGCAATATAACATCCGAGTCAGGGCAATTTTCTCTGACAAAGAAGGCCCATTCTCGACAACGATCAATCACACCTTATCTGGTGACACCACTGCACCTTCAGCCCCAACAAGTTTGAGTGCTGTTGGCTCTGCAAAAACAATTCAATTGTCTTGGACTAATCCAACTGCGCCTGATTGGTTTTATAACGAGATTTGGGAAAACACCACAAACAATTCATCAACTGCCACAAAGATTGGTGAAGTTTCAAGTTCGACATTTGCTCGATCTGGTTTGCCAGCTTCTGCGACAAGATATTATTGGCTCAAGGCTGTTGATTTCTCTCGCAATGTTTCAGGATTCTCAACTGGTGCTAATGCGACAACGGATGCGGCTGCGGCTGCTGGAACCGATGGAATAAACGCAATTACGGCTTATAAGCAACAACTTCAATCCGATCCAACACCAACATTCACGACACCCACAAGCGGTTCTGCGGCTCCAAGTGGTTGGTCTTTAACTTCACCAACTGCTGTTGTTGGTCAAGTCATTTGGTACATACAGGGACGATATAACAGCAATGCTGTGACTGTTGATGGAATTGCAGCAAACACGACTGCATGGACTGGCCCTGTTGCTGCAAATATTTTCCAAGACATCAAGTCAGACAATTGGGATGGATCAAACCCTCCGACTTTTGGAAGTTCTGGAACTTATGGGACTGTCGGTTATTACATAAAAAGAAACACTGGTGATGCTTTTTTCAACAATGGTCTTTTTAGAGGAACTGTTGAGTCTGCTGCTTCTGGAAATAGAGTCATCCTTAATGAATCATCATCTTCTTATTTGAAAGTTTATGACTCAGGTGGAGGAACGATTTTCAGCCTTTTGGGTGTTGCTGGTTTATATACAAACTGCACTCTAAATGGTGCGTCTTCAATCAGTGCATTGAATGTCACAAACGCTTCAGGCTATAACGGCACTGCAATAACTGGAACAAACAATGGTACAGGGCATGGTGTTCTAGGGGTCACAAACGCTACAGGAACAACTCGCAATGGTGTCTTAGGTATTAGCGCGGGTACAGGCTCACAGGCGGCTGGTGTTTTTGGATCATCGTCTTCAGGGTCTGGAGGGACTGAGTTTGGTCTTTATTCTTTTGGCAGAATGGGAATAAGTGACAGCACTCAGGTGACAAATTTAAATGCTGAGTTTGCAAATAAAATCATTGGCTCGGCTGGCACTAACACTCTGAGATTTGTGGAAGGCGTTGTCACAGGGACTTCAACTGCCACTTTTAATGGTGCAAACAAACCAGCAAGTAACTCCACAAATTCTTGGATAAAAATTACAATTGATTCAACAACCCTTTACATTCCTGCTTGGACTTAATTTATGAGAGAAATCAACATTCCTGCACAGCAAGTTTTTGAGGAAATCAAATCAATTGAGGAGATTCCTCCACACTCTGTCATGGTCATGGTTGGAAAAACCAATGAAAATGGGGAGTTTATTGTTCCTCAAGCCTTTGAAATTTATATGATTGAGGGCGACAACTACACAGAATTAAATGGCCCACCACAGGCTTGGGCAACTGACAAACCGACTGGAACTTACCGAAACTCGGATTTGTGGCATTTCATTGACATTTTGCGAAATTGATTAAGTTTCTAGTTTCCACTAAAATCCATCCTGAAAGGAATCAACAATGGCCTCTCTAATCTACAATTCAGCCTTGAATGACATGGCAACTGGTGCGATTGATTTTGACACCAACTCATTTAAGATCATTCTGGTCACATCCAGTTACACACCAAACAAAGATACGCACACAAAGCGTTCTGACGTTACCAACGAGATCAGTGGCACTGGCTACACATCGGGCGGTGTTTCCACTGCTGTGACTGTGACCAACGACACAGCCAATGACCGAATTGACATCAACTTTGCGGATGTCTCTTGGGCTTCAGCAACTTTGACTGCGGCTGCTGCTGTGATCTATAAGACCACTGGCACTGCTTCAACCGACAATTTGGTTGCTTACCTTGATTTCGCTGGCAATGTGATCTCTACAAACGGCACATTTACAGTGGACATCACATCCCCACTGCGCATTCAAAACTGAGTTTTTTAGCCACCACCGAGGGTGGCTCGGAGGTTATCTATGGCTTTAATCCTTGCTGATCGCGTTAAGGAATCAACAACCACCACTGGAACGAGTGATTTTGCCCTTGGTGGGGCGATCACTGGTTTTCAGACCTTTTCGGCTTCTGTCGGTGCAAACAACACCACTTATTATTCAGTCGCGGATGGTGCTGATTGGGAGGTCGGCCTTGGCACATTGTCGAATGATGGTCTGACGCTTGCTCGGACAACTGTTTTACAGTCCAGCAATTCAGACGCTAAAGTTTTATTTGCGGCTGGCACAAAAGAAGTCTTTGTCACTTACCCTGCTGACAAAGCGGTTTCTGACATCACATCAACTGACGCAAGCATTGTTGTTTCTAGGAATGGAAGCATCTTTGATCTGGCGGTTTCTGAGGCTTCACCAGCATCGACACTTTTGACTGCTGTCAGAAACACGACTGGTGCGACTTTGACCAAAGGGACTGCTGTTTATATCTCTGGTGCTAGTGGTCAAAATGCAACTGTGTCAAAAGCATTGGCCACAGGTGACGCAACCTCTGCTCAAACATTGGGCTTGATAACCTCTGACTTGGCAAACAACTCAAATGGTTATGTGACTGTCATTGGGTTAGTAAGCAACATTAACACATCTGCTTATACAGATGGAGCGCAGTTATATTTAAGCCCAACAACGGCTGGCACATTGACTGCGACAAAGCCTTATGCACCAGATCATTTGGTTTATGTGGCCATTGTTCAACACGCTCATGCAACTTTGGGAAAGTTGTTTGTCAGAGTGCAAAACGGCTATGAGTTGGATGAATTGCACAATGTTTCAGCGCAGTCTCCCACCACTGGCCAAACGCTTGTCTATAACGCAAGCACAAGCCTATGGGAAAAGAACACAGTTTCTCTGACTGCGGGTGTCAACGGCACACTGCCAGTGGCTAATGGTGGAACTGGCATCACATCCTTGGGAACTGGTGTCGCAACCTTTTTGGGAACTCCTAGTTCTGCCAACTTGCTGGCAGCAGTAACTGACGAAACTGGCACTGGTGCTTTGGTGTTTGCAAACACTCCGACACTGGTCACTCCAATTCTAGGAACTCCGACAAGTGCAACTCTGACCAATGCAACTGGTTTGCCTTTGACAACTGGAGTGACAGGAACACTTCCTACTGCCAATGGCGGTACAAACCTAACATCATTCACATCAGGCGGTGTGGTTTACGCATCTAGTTCTAGTGCATTGGCTACTGGGTCTGCGCTGACTTTTGATGGGGCAAATCTGCTGGTGGGTGGAACTTCTGTTTACGGCGCAACAATCACATCTTATGCAAGCGCAAGCAGAAGCGGTGGATTGGGGATTAGAAACAGCGCAGGGACAGCGGCTGGTGGAATTTACACTGGTGCGGCAGGTAGTGGTAGCGGCTCTACGGATGTGTATGTTGAAGGCGTAGGGCTTTTGGGTTTTATTACTGGTGGCTCAGAACAAATGCGCCTCACATCCTCAAGCCTTTATACGGCTAGTGGAATCAATGTAGGTATTGGACTGAGCAATCCTGCTTATAAGTTGGAAACTGTCAGCCCTGCTGGTTCTAATATTACTGCGTGGTTTAGGTCAGGTGATGCTACTTCCGCAAACAATGCGGGTGGTGGATTTGTAAATACTTCAAGTGCAACTGCTACAAGTAGGTCGGCTGGTTTACTTTTAGATGCGGATGGTGCAAATGCAAGTGGTGGGGATTATTTTTATCTTACTAAGAACGGAAATAGCGGTTCAATTGATTTTCTTCAATATTCAAATGCCTCAATGCGGTTTGGTGCTAACTATTTAAACCGCGCCGCTATTGACTTGACCCTCGACGCATCAGGCAATCTAGGCTTGGGAGTTACTCCGAGTGCTTGGAACTCAAGTTATAAAGCATTGCAAATTGCTTCTCATATTTCATTATGGGGAAATAGTGGTGGTGGTGGTGCTTTGTTTTTAGCAAACAATGAAGAATTTGTAGGAGCCGGTACTCGTAAATATTTAGTAACTGATTTTGCAACAGAATATGCTCAAGTAAGTGGTCAGCACCAATGGAAAACAGCCGCATCAGGCACAGCAGGAGACACTATCTCCTTTACTCAGGCGATGACTCTGACAGCGGGTGGTGGATTGGGCATAGGTGAGACTTCTATTGCATCAGACACACGGCTACACCTTAAACACACTACCGACAATTGCCTTTTAAAGATTCAATCATCTTTTGGTTCTATTCTTCGTTTAACCAATGGTGGCGGCTCTGAAGTAAGCACAATTGATGCTACTGGTAACAACGTACTTACTTTTCAAACTGGCTCAACAGAACGAGCCAGAATAACCTCTGGCGGTTACTTTAAAGCAAGCAATGGTGGTAGTTATTTTGATAGTGCTGCAAGTTATCACGAGTTGCGTGTAACAGCAAATACAGGCGATTGGGTTACAGTTATTTCTCATGCAGGTGCAACTGCAAGTGCTCAATATGGATTAAGAATTGAGTTGACAGGCGACCCCAATACAACTTCTCCCGAAATGTTGTATTGCTCTGGTGCAAGCACTTTAAGAATGAGTGTTAGGTCAAATGGTGGCATTGCAAACTACTCGGCAAACAATGTAAATCTTTCTGACCGCAGAGAGAAAACAAACTTTGCACCAGCCAAGTCCTACCTTGACAAGATTTGTGCAATCCCTGTTCAGACATTTAACTACATTGACCAAAACATGGAGACAGATGGCGGTTTGACATTAGGTGTTGTTGCTCAAGACGTTCAAGCTGTTGCCCCTGAGTTGGTAATGGAAAGCAATTGGGCAAACAAAGATGAAGAACCCAAGATGCGTCTGTCAATCTATCAAACCGACTTGCAATATGCCTTGATGAAAGCGTTACAAGAACTCAAAGCAGAATTTGATGTTTACAAAGCATCACACCCCTAATCAACTGAAAGGTAAATCATGTCAGCAACAACAACTTGGATTATTGAATGGATGTCTTGTAAACCAACTGAAGGAACACTCACAGATGTGGTTGTTACTGCAGGATGGCGTTGCAATGGTGTACAGGTAGAAGGCTCTGGAGACACTGCCAAAACCTATAACGCAACTATCTACTCGACTTGCTCATTTCCTCAGCCAGAGGAAGGTGGTCAATTCACTCCATTTGCTCAATTAACTGAAGCACAAGTTTTGGGCTGGTGCTATGCAAATGGTCTTGACCAAACTGCGACTGAAACAGCAATTCAAAGTCAAATTGACAACCAAATCAATCCACCAATCATTCAACCAGCCTTACCTTGGAGCGCAGCATGAATTTAAATTTAGAAGTCAATGAAGTCCAGTTTATTTTGCAAAGTCTTGGTCAACTCCCATCATCAAGTGGTGTTTGGCCTTTAATCGTTAAAATTAAAGAGCAAGCAGATTCTCAATTAAAACCAGAACAAAAGGCTGAGTAATGTTCGGAATTCACGCATTTGGAGAGTTTCCATTCAGTACCTTTGCGGGTCTTGATGCGACTGCCAGTGCGTCTATTCCATCGGTTTCAGTTTCTGCGATTTCGGCTAATGCCACTGGTGGTGCATTAGTCCAAGTCGCAATTTCCACTGACGCTGTAACTGCACCAAATGTCACTGCAAGTGGTGACGCAAATACCACAGCACTTGTTGCAACTGTCACGACTTCTGCCCCTGCTGTTTCTGTCCTTGCTGATGCAACGGCTCAATCAGCAATTGGAACTGTCACAGCAAGCGTTTTAGGCTTTTCTGTCTCGGGTGGTGCTACGGCTCAGGCAAGCATTGAAACAGTGCTTGCAACGGCTCCTAGTGCGTCTGCGGTGGGTTTTGCGGTTGCTTCTGCCCTGATCGGAACTGTTGCAGTAAATGCACCAGTTTTCTCGGTCACTGCTGACGCTCTGATTCAAGTTGGAATCTCAACTGAGTCAACAACTGCTCCACAGGCCAGTGCTTATGGCAATGGCAACGCTTATGCCAATGTGAACACTGTCGGCTCGGTTGTTCCTACTGTTTCCCTGACAGCCACAGCCCTGATTCAAGTCCAGATTGCCACTGCAACTGCTGTTGTTCCAACTGTCTCGGCTTATGCGGTATCAACTGCACCAGAGGCTCGAAGACTTTATGTCTATGAGGAAATCAGAGAAATCTATGTTCCTTTAGAATCTCGGGTGTTATATATGGGCAACGATGGCGAAATTTGGAGAGTTTCAAATGGCTGATTTTATAAAAGACCCCAATGCGGTTTTGGATTACAGTTTTGATTGGTCAGACTGGCTTTCTGAGTCTGAGGAAATTAACACATCGACTTGGATCAATCCCGATGGCATCACAATCAACACTTCGGCAAAGACAGCCACATCGAGTGTGGTCTGGGTGTCTGGTGGCACTGCTGGCAAGACTTATCGTCTGACAAACCGAATTGTGACCACAAACAATCCGACTCGGACTGAAGACAGAACTCTCACAATTGAGGTTCAAGAGCGATGACTCAAACTCATGCAGAAACCACCACAGCAATTGTGGCCAAGGTTGCTCCTCCTGCGACTGTTTCACTTGCGACTGTCTTGGGGATTCAAGTGAGCGAGTTGGTGCTTTGGGCGACTCTGATTTATACAGTTTTGCTTATTGGCCACAAAGTCTGGTCAATCTACAAAGACATAAAAAAATGAAAGACTGGGCTGTTGCTTTAACTAGCGCAGTCCTGTTTTGCCTGACTGTCATTTGGTGTTTTTACATCATTGTTTGGTATTTTTTATGACAGAGTTTATGTTTTCTTTTTTTCTACTATCTGCTGAATACAGATGTGTGAGATGGGCGTGGACAGGTGATGTCTATAACCGAAAAGTAGTGTGCCTTGAGTGGCAAAAGGTTGAGAGAAAATGATTGATCAAGAATTAGTCAAAAAGCTGTTTTACTACGATGCTGCAAGCGGAATGCTTATTTGGCGTAATGGCAATGGGCGAAATGTTAAGCCTTGGCAACAAGCAAAAGCATTAAATGGCAATGGATACTTCACAGTAAAAATTCAAAACAAAAGTTATCCTGTTCATAGAATAATTTGGCTTTATGTCAATGGAAATTTTCCATCACAAGAGATTGACCATAAAAACAGAATTCGCAATGACAACAGGCTGTGCAATCTACGCGCTGTTAGCCGAACTGACAACTGTCAAAACATTTCACTACCTAGACACAACAAAAGTGGACATATAGGTGTTTCATGGTTTAAGAAGGAAAAATCTTGGACAGTTTACGTCAAAGTTAATAAGAAAAACAAATGGCTTGGGTGTTACAAAAATTTAGATGATGCTGTAGTGGCTAGAAAAGCTGGCGAAGCTCAGTATTACAACCTACCAGAGGTTGCATGATGGTGGATCCGCTAACAGCCCTAGCGGGTATCCAATCCGCGATTAGCATGGTCAAGAAGGCCAGCAAGGTGGCCAACGATCTTGGCTCGCTTGCACCGATGATCGGTAAGATGTTCGATGCCAAGTCAACTGCTACTAAAGCACTGATTGAGGCAAAGAAGGGCAAAGGCTCAAACATGGGGACTGCTCTCCAGATTGAGATGGCCTTAGAGCAAGCCAGAGCGTTTGAGGAAGAACTCAAGATGCTCTTTATGACAACTGGCAAGGTTGATGTCTGGAACAAGATTAAAGCGCGTCAAGACCAGATGGACATCGATGACGCAAGGGAACTGAGGTCTTTAGAGAAGGCAGAGAAAAAGGCTAAACAAAAAGAACAAGAGATGAATGAGTTGGCCATCATTATTGGTGGCGTGGCTTTTGTTTTGTTTTTGGTTGCAATTGGAATCTATGAATTGATGGATTTTTGTGAAACCACCAAAAGGTGTGGTCGGTGAATGAGTACCAAAAGACCTTTGACCTATGCCTAAAAATATTTGTTTATGGGTGTGTGGCTTTATGGGTGCTTGGTTTTCTCCGCTTTTTGCCCGATGATCTCTCGGATCGGATCGTTAATTTACTGCTTGGAAAGGTTGGTCTTGGAAAATGAGAATTACCACTTATCAACAGAATGCTCAAATGTTGTCAGAGGCTCACCGAGTGATCCATCAACAGAATATGAAGCGTTTGGCAGAGTTAACCAGACAGGCCGAACAGCAACAAAGAGTTCAAGAGATCAAAACTCAATGGGCTAAAGCGGTGGACATCAAAGTATGAAATATCTGATCGCAATTGTTCTTTTGATGCTGACTGGCTGCAAGGATGTTTATCGGTATAAATGCCAAGACCCAGACAAGTTCACTGAGCCAGAATGTCAGAAGCCTCGATGCTTATTCACCCAAACTTGTCCAGAGTATTTGGTCGCACCAATTCTTGAAAAAAAGGTTAACGATGTCCAACAGCCAGAAGCCAAACCTAACAACTGAAGAATTTGAAGTCCGAGTTTGGGGCTTTGTTGTTATTGTTGTCACTTGCATTTTGTGTTTCATTGTGATTGCTTTGCTTTACTCGGTGACATTTGTGACTCAACCAATCAAGAGCATGGCCCCAATAGATCAGGCTTACACAAAGATGCTTAACGACATTGTTTTGCTGATTGTTGGCGGTATTGGTGGAGTGATGACCAAAAGGGCTGCTGGTGCGGCTGCAAAGGCTTTTGGGACTCCAAATCAACCTCAACCTATGCAACCTATGTGTCAGCCGATAGGAGGCTTTCAAGGCGGTTATGGCCAACAATATGGCTCAAACTATGCACCTCCTCAATCGGCTTATGGTTTGCCAAGCCAACCTTTCGGTGCAATGCCTGTCTGGAAAAACCCAGAACTGGATGAGTCATGGACTCCACCACCACCACCCACCACACCTCCAGACCACCTTGAGGATGATGATGAGAGAGAACTTTTGGCCAATGCAAGAAAAGAGGCTGAGTAATGCTACCAATCCCACTTCCTTGGTTAATCGTTGGTGTTCTAATTTCCCTTTTTGGGACTTATCGAGTTGGCCACCATTACGGCTGGATCGAGCGTGACGATGACATGAAAATTGCAATTGCCAAAAAGAATGAGGAATCTCGGAAAACTGAGCAACTGTTAAATGAGAAACTTAATCAAAACTCAAGCAAATTATTGGAGGCCACAAATGTTGTCAATCAAAAACAAACTGCTCTGGATCGTGCCATTCGCGCTGGTCGGGTGCGCTTCCCCTCCGCAAGTTGTCCATCAACCACCACAAATCCCACCATTGCCAGCGCAGATTCAAAAGCAACCAGTCAACCTGACAGACAGGCTGACTCAACTTCTGATTCCGACAGACCAAGCGAAGCCGACAGAGAAACCCTTGCAGCCATTGCAGAAATAGTGGCTCAGGGTGATCGCAACACTGCGGCTCTTAATGCTTGCGTGGACTCGTATCAACAAATGAGAGAATTGATAAATGGTAAGTCCTGAACAACTCCGACAAATGCACATTGGTGAGCAATGGCTCGATCCATTAAATGCCACCTTTGACAGATTTGATATTTCAACCCCTATCAGACAGGCTTGCTTCATTGGCCAAGTCTCCCATGAGAGTGGTGGTTTTAAGTTCTTGGTTGAGAATTTAAATTATCGGGCTGAGGCACTTCAAAAGATTTGGCCAAAGCGATTTGATGCGGCCAAGGCTCAAGCCTGTCAGCGCAATCCTCGGATGATCGCAAATGTTGTTTACAGTGCTAGGATGGGCAACAGAGACGAGGCTTCTGACGATGGCTGGCGGTTTCGCGGGAGAGGTTGCATTCAGTTGACTGGCCATGCCAACTACTATCACGCTGGTCAGGCTTTGGGAGTTGATTTTGTGCTTGAGCCAGACTTGGTGGCCACTCCACAATATGCGATCCTGACTGCGGGATGGTTTTGGGACACCCACAAACTCAACCAGTTTGCGGATGCCAGAGATTACAAAGGAATGACCAAGAAAATCAATGGTGGCTTTATCGGTCTTGAGGATCGAATTAAGCACATTGAGGAAGCCTTGGCCATCCTGAAGCGTTAAGCCCTCACCCAAGTCCTAATCATGCGACCATGAGCCTTTGCTCGGCCAGCAACAACCATGTTGCCAGTTGGCTTGATGACAAATTGCTTTGCTGCCACATTGAACAACGCACCCCAACAGTTGTCATGGTGTGGCTCTGGCAAATAACGCATGGAAGCATAGTTTCTGAAGTCTTCCATTGTGAATTCCTCTCTTTGCCTTGCTGAGAAACTCAAAAGCAAATTCATGGCTTGATCTGACCAAGTGCCAGCGTTTTTCCAAACTCTCTCGATTCCTGCTGTTTTCATGTAGTTCTCCAAGTTAAAAAGGGATGTCGTCTTCCATATCGTCAAAACCAGAGCCTTGAGGCTTTGGCTTTTCTGCTGCTTGATCTTTTTGATCTTTTGGTCTGCTCAGAATGGTCATTTCATCGCAAACAATATCCACAGTTGAGATTTCCATCCCATCCTTGTTTGTGAACTTGCCATATTTAATTTGACCCTCTACATAGATGGTCGAGCCTTTCTTGACATACTCACCAACAATCTCAGCGAGTTTGTCAAAGAATTTGAGCCGATGCCACTGAGTGTCTTCAATGTACTCACCAGTCTGCTTGTCCTTGCGTTTCTGACTGGTTGCAATGCTGAGGTTTGCGATTGCTTTTCCAGACTGCGAATATCGCACCTCTGGGTCACGGCCAACTGCACCGATCAAAATTGTTTTATTTACTGAAGCCATTTAATTTTCTCCTTGATGCTCTTTAGCGATTTGGTTGATGATTTGTTGGTAATATTCTCGGGAGGCTTCCACCTTCACTTTGATCTTGTCCTCAAGGGTTTTATCCCTCTCATAAAAGACTCGGGTGACTCTGAGTTCAGGCGCGATGTGATCGACTTGGTGAAGGCTTGCGTCCTCATACTTAATCAAGTCCTCTGGGGTCGAGACAAGGCAATATGCAATCGAGGCTTTGTCAACATTCCAGAGCCACATATAAGCCCTTAGTTGCCACTCATAATCTTTGTCTTCACCCTGCTCGGCCAAGGCTGGAAAGGTGGTCAGCGACCATGAGGACTTGATGTCAATGATTGAGTCTCCAGTGAATATGTCGCACTCACCAGTGATCCAGTCATTGTCCTTTCGCTCGATGTTCTTTTGGTAACTGGTGAACAAAACCGAGTTGAGAAGTTCAATTGACTGATCCTCGACTTGGATTCCTTTGTCCATGTACTTTGAGGAAATCTTTTCATCGAAGCCATAAACAAATTCAATTGCTTGTTTTCTTATATAGGTCTTTGCACCGACAGACAAGACCTCACCCTTGCCTTTTGGGTCGGTCATTATCTGAGACAGGCTTGATGCTCTGATCTTAATCATTGGCCAATCCTTTCAAACGCAAAAACTCTGATGCAGTGATTTTGTAGTCCTCAGAAATCAGTTTTTTGGCTTCTCTGGATTGACTAATAAGAACACTTCCATCGGCCATTGGCACACAAAAAGTTAACTCAAACTGACGATTAGCAAAGACCGACTCATAAAGGTTCAGAGCGTTTTCAAGTGACCACTGCCAGACCTCAAGCAATTCGCAGACATGATCCATTTCACCTTGTATTCGTTTGCCAACTAATGTCGATTTTTTTGGTTTTATTAACCAATATTGTTCATACTTTTCTGGCAAACAAAAGCCTGATCTGTCTCTATATTCCTCATAAATTAACCCGATTCCTTTGTACTCTTGTCGAAGTATGGCAACTGCACCTTCTTTAGCTAAAAAATCTTTTTTGGCTTTTAATGCGACTTCTTTGGCTCGATTAAATTTTGTCACGGCAAATGAGCCAAGCTGAGGTGGTAGTTGGTAATGCTTTCTCATGCTGACAATGCCTCCAACAGTGATGCTTTTTGTTTTTCTGTCAAAGTGAATGAAGCCCTGAGTTTGTCTGTGGTGTATTCACCAGACTTGATCTTTTCAATTGCTTTTAACAATCGAGCGTCTGTGATTGGTGGTGCGACTTTTTCTTTTACAGGCTCTTTTCCTTCAGGAATAACCTCATGGCTTTCAGCGTCTGGATCATTGTCTCCCTCAGTTGGAATTGCAAATGCCATGAATGCAGCGTATTTATAAGCGGCTGACATTGCTTTGCTTGTTGCTTTGTCTCCAGAGTCCATTGCTTCACCATAAGTCTTTACAGTGTGTTTTGATCCATCCTCAGAACTCACAAAGTCAAACTCAGCCTCGATGGTCACATAAAACAAACTGCCACCAGATTTGGAGATTCTTTCATCACAGTTTCTGGTCAGCATTCTTGGCAAAACACAAAGATTGTGTGTGGCCAGCAATGGAGCGAGTGCGTTATAAACATCATCGATGCCTCGGAAGTTATATCCAGAGCCTTGATGATTTTTGCGATTTTTCTCGATGCCAGTTTTCGCAAGGTCGGCTTGGATCAAATTGATCGCTTGATAAACTTTCATTGTTCAATCCTTTTGATTTGTTTAGCCACCAGCCACTTGTCTCCAAGTTGACGCACTGATCTGACCCACTGTCTTTGATAAGACCTGATCGTTTCTGGTGGTGCGTCATAAGTGGCAAAAATTTTTCGCACATGGCGAAGGAAGCGAGTTTTCATGTAGTTCTCCAGTTGAAAGGGCCGAAGCCCTGTTGGTTAAGATTTTTTTTGATCCATTCGAGTGTTGAATTCAAATTGCTTGCTGGACAAACATTTGATGCAACAGTATTCGATGGGTTCTTTTTTGAAGTCATCCCAATTGACTGACATTGGGGTTCTAAGCATATTGCGACCACAGGCTGTTTTTGTTGCCCATCCTTGGCCACCTTTGTTTAAGTGCATTACTCTCATTTGCAGTTCTCCTTGTTATGGCTGAGTGATTTCAGCGCATAAATGATTTTACACACACTTTTTCAAAGAATTAGATAAATATCTGCAAAATTGTTAAAAAAAAGCAACAATGGCAAATGTTCCATGAAAAGTTCTATCCTCACTGCTTTCCAGATAGGAAAATCTTTCTGGAGTGGCAATATTGGGCAAAAGTCTCAAAAGAGGTCTGCTCACCCTGCTCTGACTGTTCTACTCTTTACGAGGCTCAAATGGTGATCCAGTCACGCTGCCAAAAAGAATTTATCTCTAAAACCTTTATCGCAAACAAAAAATGAAACTCTCACATGGCCACAAAACCCTTCTTGTTCGCTTGGCTGGAGGCGGTAGAACAAGCAGATCATTCACCAACATGGACACTGTGAATTCTCAGTTATCGGTTCACTTTGTCCGATATTTGGACGATATGCAGAGGCTCGGGCTGGTGGTCGAGATCGGTGAGGAATGGCACTTGACCCAGAGTGGCCGAGAGGCAATCCATGACAGCAGGGTAAAGGTCAAAGCCCCATCATGGGTGGGAGTTGGCATCTATGAGGGCGATGAACTTAAGTCTCGGGTTTCGAGGAGGGGGGCTTATGATTTCCTTAAATATCCATCAAGATTTGGTGACAAACGCAAATTCTTGCAAGAATAAAAAAAGTATGCTTATAATCAAAGCGTCTGAGTGGCATCAGACGATTGACGCTAATTAAAGAACCCCTCAGATACCTGTGGCGGTCTTGTCAGACGGCAAGTGAACTTTTGATTAGCGTCATTCGTTTGCTGTTGCTCTCGCCAAGAGCCAAGACCACCAGAGTTATTTGAGGGGTTTTTGCTTTTGGAGTCCGTACTCCACACGATAGCAGCGCATTTGCATGGATGGCTTGGAAGAAAACACCGCACTCTGTACACCCCAGAGCAAAAGGCGACCAGCGTTGGTTGAGCGACTGGTAAAGCATTTGGTTCATCGGTGGTAACAAGGCCAAATGTATAAGCGAATTAACCCGTCAAGCGCACTTGGGACTTTTTAGGTAATACATCATTAAAAGTCTGGAGAGGTCAGGATAGAAACAGCCATCTATCCACCCTTGGAGAAACTATGGCTAAAGGAAAAGAGAATGGACTTATTTGGGTATGAACAACCAAAAGCAACTTCACTGACAGACGAGGGTTTTGAGGAATTCTGGATCGCTTATCCAAAATGTGTCCGAAAAGGTGAAAAGTCTGCTTGCAAGAAAAAATGGGTCGAGTCCTATTATTTCAGTCAAAAGCACATCATCCTCAAACACATTCAATGGATGGCCACCACTGCTCAGTGGCTTCAGGACAATGGGGCATTCATACCCGCACCCAAGGTCTATTTGAATCAACAGCGATGGGATGGGGCTGAGATTCCAGAGATCAAGCCAAAGACCTTAAAAGACCCTGCACTTGTCAAGATCGAGCAAGACAGCAAAAAGGCTGCACCGATTCCCGAACACATCAAAGCAAAGATGGCAATGCTCCGAAAATGAATTTTGATTGGCCAACAAATGACACCAAGCGAATTGGAGCACTTCAAAAACTGCGAAGCAAAGGAGTGGCTCAGACGCTACCAAGCCAAGACATTGACGATTGGCTCAAAGAGAGCATTGCTCTGGTGGCAGGGTGTGTTAAGGGACTTGGAACGAATCAGAGGCGAGTCCGACACTTTGGATTTGAGACAGCGCATGAACAATCTCAGAAAGGCTGACAAATGACATTTAAAAAGAATATAATTTATTAACAGCTACCTTTAGCGGGGGAAAAGGCGATTCATCACCGCCCTGCTGTTATTCTTTAGTGATGCTTCCACCAATGATGAGGTGCGACATGATTTCTTATTTGCTTCCAAAAATTCAAGACAACCTTGAATACAAGGATGGATTTTTATATTGGAAAAAAACTTTAGGCAGAAAATTAAAAGGAAATAAAGCTGGTTGGCTTAATAAAGGTTATGTAATGGTTGGCATCGATGGTGAAACGCATCCTGCACATAGAATTATTTTTCTTTTACATCATGGCTATTGCTCTGAATTTATCGATCATATTGATGGCAATAGGTCAAACAATAAAATTGAAAATTTGCGTCCTGCTACTCATAACGAAAACGCAAGAAATTGCAAAACACCATCACACAATACAAGTGGATTCAAAGGTGTTTGTTGGGATAAAAGAAAAAACAAGTGGATGGCTTACATTACTGTAAACAACAAACTTAAATTTTTGGGTTATCACGAAAAAATTGAGAATGCTCATTTGGCATATATCAGTGCTGCCAAATTACATTTTGGTAGTTTTGCAAGGATATAAAAATGACATTTCAAGTTTGTTTTGTAGTCTATGGAGAGCCAGTACCAAAAGGTCGGCCAAGATTCTCGACTCGGGGAAAGTTTGTTCAGACATTCACACCTCAAAAGACCAGAACTTATGAGGCCGAGGTTGCAATGATGGCTAAGGCTGCAATGGGTGCGTCAAGACCACTGCAAACGGCTTTGGAGGCATTTATTCACTTGACCTTCCCAATACCTCAGTCCTACTCAAAAAAACGCGCTGAGGCTTGTTTAAATGGCTTTGAACGGCATTTGAAACGTCCAGACGCAGATAATGTTGCAAAGGCGATCATCGATGGCATGAGCCAGATCATTTTTGTCAACGACTCGCAGATCGTTAGTTTGCACGTTCACAAGGCTTATGGCGAGATTGCCAAGGCTGAAATTCTGGTGAGGGAAGCATGAATGTGACTCTGTTCAACCCTCAACAGGCTCACAAAGTCTTGGCTGAGGCTTGGATACAGATCAAGGCTGAGTTGATGGCTGGCCACAAAATTAGTTTGACAGTCAAAAAGCAAACTCGGTCTGGCCAACAAAACTCAATGTTTCACTCGATCATCGGGGAAATTGCCAAGCAAGCGCAACACGCAGGGGCAAGGTGGGACACTGAGTCTTGGAAAAGGTTTCTGGTTGACCAGTGGGCTAATGAGACTGGTCGCAAGGCTGGCCGAGTCGCTCCAAGCCTAGATGGTGAGAGAGTTGTTCAACTTGGCAGACAAACCCGAGAGTTTACCAAAGACGAGGCCAGCGAGTTCACTGAATGGCTCTTGGCTTGGTGTGCTGAAAATGGCATAAATACAACACATGACTTGCGTGATGAATAATGGTGTAGAATTTCAAACATTAACAAAAGGAGATCATCATGGAAACTTTAAAAGATGTGGCAGCTGCAACCCTGATCGGTTTGGCATTGACAGTCGGGCTTTTACATTATTTTGATGTCCTGATTAAATGAGGGGCGGTAAAAGAGAAGGTGCTGGGCGACCAAAACATCCAGACGAGTTAATCCGAGTCAATATTGTGATTACTAAACCACAAAAAAAGAAACTCAAGGAATATGGCGGTTCAAAATGGGTGAGAAACAAAATCGAGGAACATAATGATATTCAATTACCAACATAAAGATGTGAATAAGATTATCCAATGCGAATTGGATTATTACCCTGCTGACCCAGAAAACGGCTTTATGGACGACTCAATGGAGTTAGTCAGCGCAACAGTCAAGGGCGTTGACATCCTTGCTGTGATGTGCGATTCAGTCATCAAAGAAATTAAGGATATGGCTTTGAATAAAGACGCAACAAATACAGATTAAAAGGGGCTGAAATGGGAATTATTAGAACTTGGCTCAATGATCACGACTTTATTGACCGACCAGATCGCAATGAGGTCATCGAGGAAGTGGCCAAAGAAATTCAAAAGTTGACTGTTTTTGGCAAAGACACGCTCGATAGTTTCTCAGTTCACATCCGAAAGATGAAGTCCTGCCCACCTTGTTATGGTAATTGCAACCAAGGCCGAGACTGCCCTGCGAGGATGCAATGAGCAATCGAGTTGTCTTTTCAGCAATGTTTCTTTTCCTTTTGGTTTACTGGTCATGGGTGTTTTATCTTGTCTGGAGTCACGCATGACAAGGAAGATGACCAAGCGCAAGAAGTGGAATCTGGTCGATCCGTGTACTCATGCAATTGTTGGTGCATCCATCACACCCAGATATCTACTCGACAAACTGAGGCTCACTGAGTTGGCGGCTCTTGAGTCAATGACTAAGGGTCAAGGCACTGTCCAAGACTGGAGGACTCTGGTCGATCTGCTTAACCTGAGCGAGATGATGGGTCGCAATGGGGTGGGTGCTGAGGTCTTGCCAGTCTGCGAGAAGGCTCAGGAAGGCTTACACAAAGCGGCCATTCGCTATCAGGAAACGCTCACAATGGGTCTGGATGGGGTCACAATCAAAGCCCTGAGAGACTTGATCGAGTATGCAGACCTTCAGCAAGGAAGCATCCACAGAAGCGTTTTTGAGCAGTTTGTTGAGAAAACGAGAAACTACATCAAGGGCAATGGCGACCGAGTTGTTGAGATTACATGAGATTCCCTAAGCACAAATACATCCGAAGTGAAGTCCTAATGAGAAACGCTCGGCTCATTCCCTGCCAGTTATGCGGCATCGAGGACGAGACAGTTTGTGGAGCGCATTCCAATTGGGGGGGTGGTAAGGGCAG